GTTATTTTCACCTGGGGAAACCAACAAGGTTGGCGCCAATACCAAATCCGGCACCGGACCGTGCAGAAACGGCAAGGCTGGGAACATAAACATCCAAAATTGCAAAAGTTGCTGCAGCAGAGAGCGCAATCAAGCCAACTTCTTCCAACCTCAAACGTTGTTTGGGAATAGAATAAGCAACAATGGCAACCATTATACCTTCAACCAAATACTTAATTGCGCGTTTTACAAGCTCGCCTAAATCAAGAACGTTATTATACATCTTATAATATTATATTAAATGAACAGAAAAAAAAATAAAATTAATTTCAAATATTTATATTATTGTTTTTATAAAATAAAATATATAACAATTTAAAATACTTAAAAAATGAATATAATATAATGTATAAAAATATGCCTAAAGTAAATAAACCGCGTGGTGTTGAAATGAAACAAAATGACGATGGGACAACAAATATGAATTATGTTGATTTGTTAGAAGAAGATAAAGCAATTTCTGGTCAAAAGTTTGTTTGTTTGTCATTTGTAAGCCCAGAAGAAATTATAAAACAGAGAGACCATTTCTTTTTTGAAGAGTTTCTAAAACAGTGGAATTACAAAAAATCCGTTGATGTGATGCTTCATTTTATCAGTTTCATTTCTTATAAATACAATTTGTCGTTTGATAAGGTAAATGAGGACTTCCAGGATTTTCTTAGAAGTGAACATGAAGCCATAATGAATTACACTGTGAATGACGATTATAAAACATTTGTAGATAACAATGAAGAGAGACTGGATGTTGAGTTTGGAGAAAAACATCAGTTTCAGACATCCATCAGAGGAATTAAAGTTCGTGGTGTTTTTGCATCACAGAAAGAAGCCGAGATGCGTTGCAAGCTGCTTCGTGAAGTAGACCCCAACCACGATGTATACGTTGGACCGGTGGGAATATGGGTTCCATTTCACCCAGATGCGTACAAGACTGGACGAGTTGAGTACATGGAAGAAACGCTGAATCAGCTCATGTCGGAAAAGAAAAAGAATGAGGATCATGCCAAAAAGGAATTCGATAAGCGCGTAAAAGAGGCTAAAGAAAAGGCAATTAATGAAAATAAAAAAAATGCGGAAAAATCTGGAAATAAACTCACCCAGACTCTTAACTCCAAGGGCGAACTTGTAAGTGTAAAAAATATGTCCGCTGACGATGAAGACGCAGCCGCAGCCGAAGATGAAGAAAATTCAGAAAATGTTACACTTGATGATATTCGCAAACAAATGTTTGAAACGGAAAATGTTGTTATTAACAAGAATAATGATCACGGATTGTCGCGTCTTACTGAAAATCAGGCTCTACGCGATGATGATGACAATGGCGACGACCATGATGCTGGTGTCAACGAATAAATAAACAAACATTAACAAAACAGATAAATAATTAAGTTATGTGTAATTAAGTTATGTGTAATCATAATTAAGTTATGTGTAATCATAATTTAATTAAATGAAAGAACATAAAGCCAATTCTATATATACATTCATCTACTACTAGAATCACAGAGCATTAAGCGTTATAAAAATACAGGATATGACAAAAGCAATCGGTATTGATTTGGGAACAACATATTCATGCGTGGGCGTATGGCAAAATGAACGCGTGGAGATTATTGCAAATGACCAGGGAAATCGGACAACGCCGTCATACGTTGCATTCACGGACAGCGAGCGTCTTATTGGCGACGCTGCGAAAAATCAGGTGTCGATGAATCCAGAAAATACCATTTTTGATGCCAAGCGTCTCATCGGAAGAAAAATCGATGATGCCAGCATTCAGAATGATATGAAGCACTGGTCATTCAAAGTGGTTTCTAAAGATGGAGGGAAGCCGCATGTTCAGGTTGAGTTCAAAGGAGAACAAAAGACATTTTCCCCTGAGGAAATATCGGCAATGGTGTTGGTCAAGATGAAGGAGATTGCGGAGAGCTATTTGGGGTCTGCCGTAAAAGAAGCCGTAATTACGGTTCCGGCGTATTTCAATGATGGGCAGCGCCAAGCCACCAAGGATGCGGGCGCAATTGCGGGTCTAAACGTGTTGCGTATTATCAACGAGCCAACAGCGGCGGCAATTGCGTATGGACTTGATAAGAAGGGGAAAGGGGAGAGCAACATTTTGATTTTTGATTTGGGCGGAGGTACTTTTGATGTATCACTTTTGACAATTGACGACGGAATTTTTGAGGTCAAAGCGACGGCGGGAGATACGCACTTGGGTGGAGAGGATTTTGATAACCGGCTTGTAAATTGGTGTGTTCAGGAATTTAAGCGCAAGACCAAAAAGGACCCAACTGGTAATAACCGGGCTTTGCGCCGGTTGCGGACTGCGTGCGAACGCGCCAAACGAACTCTTTCTGCGTCTGCAGAAACCACGATTGAGGTGGATTCATTGTTTGACGGAACTGACTTTATGACCAAGGTTACGCGAGCTAAATTTGAAGAGCTGTGCATGGATTTGTTTCGTTCCACGATTGACCCCGTTGACCGCGTGCTCAGAGATTCAAAAATGTCAAAGAACAGTATTCACGAAATTGTGCTGGTTGGAGGGTCGACGCGCATTCCGAAAGTATGCAGTTTGCTGACCGAGTATTTCAATGGAAAGGAGCTCAATCGTTCTATCAATCCGGACGAGGCGGTGGCATATGGTGCGGCCGTTCAGGCGGCCATTTTGACGGGTAACCAGTCAAAGATTACGCAGGATATTTTATTGCTTGATGTTGCACCACTTTCTCTAGGAATTGAGACTGCTGGTGGTGTGATGACAAAACTCATTGAGCGAAATTCCACGATTCCGTGCAAAAAGGGGCAAACGTTTTCGACATATGCGGATAATCAGCCCGGCGTGTTAATTCAAGTATTTGAAGGTGAGCGTCAGCTTACCAAGGACAATAACATTCTTGGTAAATTTCAACTCGATGGCATTCCTCCAGCGCCGCGTGGAATTCCGCAGATTGAGGTGACATTTGATTTGGATGCGAATGGCGTGCTCAATGTGAATGCAGTTGATAAAGCGGGTGGTAAATCGAATAAAATCACGATTACAAATGATAAAGGGCGTTTGTCAAAAGACGACATTGAGCGCATGGTTGCTGAAGCGGAAAAGTATAAGGAAGAAGACTTGAAACAAAAACAAAAGATTGATGCGCGAAATGGTTTTGAGAATTATGTTTATTCAGTTAAAAATTCAACTTCTGAACAGGGTATGCAAGAAAAATTATCCGAGTCGGACCGCAACGCAATTGAAAATGCTTGCAAGGCGTCGCTTGAGTGGCTGGAATCTGCAGGACATCGTGATACTGATGCCAGCGAGTATGAAGCGCAACAAAAAAAACTGGAAGAAGTTGTTAGTCCAATCATGTCGAAATTGTATGCTTCTGGCGGCGGCAGTGGGATGCCAGGTGGAATGCCCGAATTTCAACAACCACAACCATCCTCTTCTTCTTCAGGACCAAATATAGAAGAAGTAGATTAATAAAAACACAAGACAACACAACACTCTCGAATCGCAAAAATTATATAAAATAAATTATAATTTATTTCATATAATTTATTTATATATTATATATAGATTATATATAGATTATATAGATTATAATATACATTATATATAGGAATAAAAAATGTCTTCTGATAACGTTTTGGAAGGACCTGAACTACTGTCTCCGTCTAAAAAAACGCCCACGCCCACGCGCGCTTTTAAACTCAGAACACCGTCAAAAAAAACGCCCACACCCACGCGCGCTTTTAAACTCAGAACACCGTCAAAAAAAACGCCCACACCCACGCCCACGCGCACTTTGAAACACAGAACACCGTCAAAAAAGACGCGCAGACCCATGAGGACGTCATCATACTTTGAAGAGAATTATTATAATCGACACATTAGAAGCGCAAGAGCAAAAAATGTTGCCGAGTTTGTTGAGTTTTTTAAAGAAAATCTTGGAGAGGAATCTTTTACAAGATTCATATGGCTATTATCTACTCCTGTAGCTTCGACGCAAGGATATAATTTTAGTGATTCTCCTTCATTTTTGATTGATATTACGAAAGAGTTTTTTGATTTACTAAAAAATATGCCAGATTTACCTCGAATTGTAGTTCCTTTAAGAGAAATCATAGAAAAATATGGTCCAAAAACGTTATATGGACCCCCCCTAAGTCGTGAAAAATATATGAAAGAATGTGATGAAATTGTTGATAAATTTATATCTGATAATAATTTGGATGCTAATAGTGAACTTGCTACAAGTATAAAATTATTTTTCACTCGTGTGGTTTCTATTTTACTTGATTTTATCGATAAAAATTCATTGAAAAATACTCCAGAAGCACGCATAGCTGTCCAACAAAGAATGAAGGGTATTTTTTCAGTATTTGAAAAATTGATTCGACTTCTCAATGAAAATAAAAAATATTATAAAATGATTCAAGGTTTTACTGTAGATGATTTGATAAAATATGGTAAAGCTGAACGAGAATCTGATATAAAGAAATTAAAAGAAGAAGATGCAGAATATTATAGGGGCGAGTATCAAATTTCACAAGGGTTGTTCGAGCTTGCTGAAAAACGTCAGGAAGAACGCGACGAACGTAGACAACAACGAGTACATGCAGGGCTAGAAGGAGGAAGAAGAAAAAAGATGCATTCGCGCAATTATTATAAAAAACGCAGTTATAAAATGCGCGCGCGCGCGTATAAAAAAAAATAGAAGGACTTTGAACTTGATTGAACTTGAGTTGGCGGTGAAATGCCTGAACTGGATTAACAACAATTGCAAAATGCTTCTTTGAAATCGCAAGGGGCTGACCCTTTCGTATGATAGATGCATGCCAAAAATGTCAAAATTGGAATGCCAAACATTAGCGATATTATTGAATATGTTATAATCGTGACGGTTCTTTCATCGAACAGGGAAGGCGAAGGCGATGCTGATGATTTGTCATCAGTCGAATTGGTTGTGATGGTAACATTCGCAGTAACATTCGCAGTAACATTCGCAGTAACATTGACACTACTTTCAACGCATAAAATAAATGTAAACAATATTGACAATGATAAATATAATGTCAATATTGTTTTTCTTGATATATTATCATCGTGTTTCATGAGATTATCTGGTGAGTTGAATATATTAATATGAAACATTTATTTTCAATTTTTATTTATTACAAAAAATATAAATTGAAAACTTTTCGATTGGTTTTAAAATGTTCAGTGTTCGAACTGGTAACAAGTCACAACAAACCAATTATATGATGCAAACCACAGTCAAATCAGGAGTAGGCAAGTCAGGAATAAAGAGAAGGAACAAAAAGGAGGCATCCGAATGGTTTCAGAGTCTATCACCCATCGAGCAATTATTAGTGAAACAAGAAGCAAATACATCATCCTCGTCAGAGGAGAAAAAACCAAAAAAAGAAATGCACAAGCGCGAGCGTGAACTGCTACTCAAACGACGTTCCGAACACGAAGCCCGCATGAAAGCCCAGTTGCAATCCAAGGCGGAAATCACGCAACAAATACAAAAATGCAAAGACATGCGCAGTCAACTGATTCAACACCAAATGAGGTTGGCACAGATGCAGCTGCATGAATCTCACGGTTATCATCAGTACACCTGTTCCACCCATTTCTATTTCAAACTTGGCATGTTGGCATGCGGTATTTCAAATCAATTGCGGTTGATACAAAATGAAGAAAAAGTCCTTTTTGACATGCACCACAAACACCAATGCATGAAAAAGTCAGTCAAAGACATCATCGAAAAAACAAAAACATCGTCGTTTTCCAGGTTTTCCAGGTTTTCCAAGCTCTACACGAGAGTGCAAACAAAAAATTATCTGGACAACATCTACAAAATGGTGATAGTCTAAGGGTTTTAAAGCGAACTTGTTGTTGCACTGTTGGCAGTATGGATTACTGTAATAAAATGGTAGTCGCCAATTTGTTTTTTTTCTCGAATGTATCTGCTCATTTTTGCAGCACATACATTCTCTGAAATTGCCGCGTCTGCAATACTACCCCACGTTCCAATAAGCGCGTTTGTCTTGATTTCGCGTTTTTCTACCACTTTTCCGGTAGTATTTTTATTCGATTTTTGGACTTGTTCCGTTTGTTTGATATAATCTTCCATAAGTGATAGTCCGTAATATCCTTCGTTAACTCCGTGCTCTGTCCATACGGTTGCTTTCAGCGCATAAGGACACGCGTTCAAATATCCTTTGAGTTCCTTCAATTCGACTTCGTCGGGCGCGCAGTCGCGATGGACGGACTGTTTCCATTTTTTATATTCTCTCAGCAAGACAGAATTTAGAATTTTGCCAGTATCTGAAAACTTGCACATTTGAAACAGAAATGTTTCGACTGGATGTGCGTCGGAAGATGAGAATTTCTTTTTATATTCTGCTTCTCTCAATTTGATGCCAACATAACAATGCGCGTTTTGTTTATTCATCGGCATACGCTTCGGCTGAAATCGCGTGTCCATATAACTTTTGAATGCGTGGAATATTTCTTTTTTGGGTTTTGTTTGTCTCCAAAGGCGAAACCGTCCTTCCAGTTGGACCGATGATTCATAAACGTCTGAACGAACAATGCATTCGGCGGAAACAAACTCGTTAAACATTGCCGTGAATTCAGCACTTGTAGCCGCTGCATCATTCATCGCTTCCTCGTTTATTTCGGGTTCCGGGAAAACCGTGTTGTCATTCTCTTCTTTACGGAATGACTCAATTACCGCTTTTTGTTTTTTCACAGTTTCTTGAAGTGCATCGATTTCAATTTTAGCTTTATTATAATTTCCTGTAATCGATTCAACCATCGTTGACAACATATCGTTTTGGCTTCGCAACATTTGAATCTCATTCTCCATTTTTATAAAATTCTCCATGCACAATTTTCTCGAATCGATAATGTCTTGAATGTATTTTTTAAATTTATCAATCGTCATATTCACTTCGTCATATGCAAGGATTTCGGTTTTGCATTTGTCATTCACTTGAATCGTGCGCAAATGTTTTTGAATTTTTGGGTGCTTCTTCATGAGATTCTCAATCTCGGTCTTGTTTTGCACGCGGTATGCATACACTAATCTGAAATTTATATACTTTTTGCGGTGGTCCAGCACTCGATTCGACAAGTCGTTTGAAATGCCAAATTTTATCAGCTTTTCTCCTTTTTCATTCGTATTGTCAATTGTCCCAAAATAAACGCATTCGGTATTCTGCGGAAATTGTGCAATAATCACTTGTTCGACCGCACGGGTTTTTTCTTTTTCTTTGGCGGTTTCAATTGATAATAATTGTTTTTGCAAATCTTCACTTTCTTCCATTAAAACTTCATGAAATACCTCCTCCATCTTTATGAAATAATCGTGAATTTCATCCGCTTTTTTTGTTCCTGCCTTCAAACAGAATTTTTTAAAGGTTTCAACATTCAACATGATTGTTTCCTTGTTGTGACCACCTCGTTTTTCTTTTTTTACTTCTCCTGTTTCAGCTTCAGTTGGCATGGTTGTTGAGTTTTTTTGTTCACCCGAACGGGTGAGCAAACGTTTATAATTTTTATCAATTTCAAAATATGTTTCTAATAATCGTTTCGAGTGAGCTTTATTTGTGAATCCTAACCAGTTCCACACATTATCAAGGTCAATGACAAAGTCGGTCTTTGGATTGTACTTGAAATAACAGTAAAAGCTTGAAATAAACAGTTGCTGTTCATAACTTGTAAATTTTGTTTTTATTTTTTCAACCAGTTTTGACTGGCTACTTGCATGTAACATTGTAACAGGGTTGCTTTCTATCAACCCGACAATGTCGATACTCTCTTTCTGTTCAGTTGCTTGCATTTTATACGTCTATTCTGTTGTTGTCTTTATATTGTTTTGCTTTTTGGTTTTATTTTTTAAATTTTTATTTTAACTAGGTTGCTTTTGCTTTTTAAAATCAAAAGCAATATTAATTACCATTTATTTTTTCGCACGTTGATTTTGGGTCCTGAACCCTTTTTGTTAATATTTTTCGGGTCATATGACTCCTCTTCATCATCAGAATTTAAATCCTTGCTCATCTCCCAGAACTCTTTACTACCGAGTTTAAACGGTCCATGCTGTTGCGCCTTGTACCAGAAAATTTGGTCCTGTAGCTTATTCGACTTGGCATTGTTGTTTATCACCAAACACTCGAAGTTTTCAGTGCATTGATCCATCACCTGACAGAATGACTCAAAAGTTGGAAACATACCCGCATAATTTTCATAGATTCGTTTTCGATTACCTATGTACGGCTCTCGCAGGATAAACACGTAATCAATGTTGGTTCTCAAATTGGGCGGAATGCCTAAAGGATATTGCATTGTGATGACCAGCATAATCTTCCAGTGTCTCCCGTTCATGAAGAGGAGACGCATCATAGTGTCGCGCGTCCATTTATTATCGAACAAGCAATCGTCGAGGACGACAAAGGTTCGGGGGTCTATGGTGCTCCGTTTGTATGATTCCATTTCTTTTTTGACTTGTTTCAGGACTGCTTTTTGTCGTTTCAGGATATTTTCAATGATGGCGGTGTTGTATGCGTCATGGATGAAGAGTTTTGGCACGTGTTCTCCGAAGAATCCGTTTCCTGCTTCTGTGCCTGAGATGACGGTTCCGATGGGGATGTCCTGATGGTAATACATGAGGTCTTTCACGAGGAAACTTTTACCGGTATCACGACGACCGATGAGGACAATGACGGGACCTTTATTTTCGTCGGGTCTAAAGCTGATGGAGCGCATATCAAATTTCCCTAATTCTAAATTCATCTGATAGATACTTTTATACTATGTATGATATATGTTATATATTGTTATATATCCTGTAAAAATAAAAAAAATGCATATGTCAAACTAATTTTAATTTAGTATATAAATGTAATAAATGTAATAAATGTAATAAATGTAATAAATGTAATAAATGCACAAGTATAAGTTTAAATAGTTGTATTTTTCTATTCATAGAAAGTAATATTTCATTCATTTAGTTACTGTTGATGTCTATTTCTGTTATTCCTCCAGTTGTTACGCCTTTGCCTTCCACAATACCTGTTCTTGATACTGTAACTGATACGGCGACAGTAGGCGAGTCGAAATTCAAAATATTTTATCAAAAGCCAAAAAATGATAGTGTTCTTAAAGATTTAGAAATGTCTTATTTGGGATTAAAAAACTGTCAAAATTATATTCCCATTTATTCGAAATTTTTTTCTCTCAACGACACAAACTATAATTCAATTAACCTAAATCAAAAATATAAAGTTAAATCCATCTTAGCGCCGACTGACAGTGATAATGTAGTAAAAAATTTTGGAAATGCTATGATACATCCTAATCATCCTATTCATAATAATTCAACTCCTATTTTTTTCAAATACTCTCCACTACTTGATCCAATCAAATATTTAGCTGGAAATTATAACTTTAAGAAAAATACAAATGGAAGTGGCGGCGGCGACGGTGTCAGTGGGGGTGACATTCTTCAAAATAAAGATGGAGATTCCCGCTCTTATTTACAAGAGTCTTTATTGAAATTGCCATCTTTTCATTCAAAACCGTTTGCTTTTGATTCCGTCGTTTCTGAACATGTCGTTGAAGAAAAAGAAAAGTATAATCATTATAAAATTCTAGATGCTAACAACTCGGCATACGTAGATGGTTTTTTTTCTTATTTATCAAGTCAACTTTTAAACACGCATGGATTTATTCATGGTATTGATTTTTATGGCGCATATTTGGCAATTCAAAATGAATTTACAATTAATATTATCGATGATTATGAATACTTGATGAAAAATGACTACTTTAAAGAAAAAAATGGAATTCTTTTCAAATTTGATGAAAAAGTATTTGAAGAATGTAATGACAGTGATGATGAACAAACGGGTGGTCATAAAAAGACGAGTGACTGCAGCCACCATCCTAAATTGAATATTCAAGAGATGGGCATTCAATTTGATGTTGATGTTTTCGATGATGTTTTTGATGTTTTTGATAATAGTTGTAAGAATGAAAATGGTGACAAAGAAGAAAAATGTAATAACAACGCTGAACCAACCGATTTGATAGAGTTGACTGATTCAAATTTTTTGAACCTTGAAACCGGTGATAAATTGTTTGACATCTCGTGCAATTCTTCTTCTGATGTTTCATGTTCTTCGAGGTCGTCACATACAACAACCGATGGTAGTACAGATGATGATGGTCAGGATGAAAATGATGACGAGGATAGTGAGGGCAGTGAGGGTAGTGTTAGCAGTAGCAGTAGCAACAGCAGCAACACAGAATCCACATTTGAAACCATTGATGACGATGAAGAATATGAAGAAGAAGAAACGTTGAATGCAGTTATTTATAATTTTCCTGTTGAAGTGATCATGCTTGAACGTTGCACAAAAACTCTTGATTATTTAATGGTGAAAGATATTCTCTCAGATGAAGAATGGGAAGCCGCATTAATGCAGGTTGTCATCACACTTGCGACGTATCAAAAGATATTTTCATTTACACATAATGACTTGCATACGAATAACATAATGTTTATTGAAACAGACAAAAAATATATATATTATTTTTTTAATAAAAAATACTACAAGGTTCCGACCTTTGGTAGAATTTTTAAAATTATTGATTTTGGTCGGTCAATTTATAGATTCAATTCAACTTTGATTTGCAGTGATAGTTTTCATAAAAGTGGAGATGCTGCAACACAGTATAACTGCGAACCATATTTCAATGAAAAAAAACCATGCATTGAACCTAATTACAGTTTTGACTTATGTAGACTTGGTTGCTCACTCTTTGATTTTTTTATTGACGATATGGAAGATGTCGCTCGGGAATGCAAAAAAAGTAGACTAGTATCCCTTATTGTTGACTGGGTCACCGATGATGAAGGGCGAAATATTTTATACAAGAAAAATGGAGTTGATAGGTATCCTGATTTTAAATTATATAAAATGATTGCACGAACAGTTCACAATAAAGTTCCATCACAACAACTCAAACAACGTATATTCGCTCAATATGAAGTTACACAAAAAAATATTAAAAATGTTTCAAAAACAGAAATTATGAATATTGATGATATTCCTATATACGCATGTGGGTAACTTGAATGTTGTTACAAATTCAAACAAACAACTCTCACCATTTTGTTGTACACGACTGTAAATACAACTATAAATGTAAAATCAAAGTAAACAGATTGAAAATATTTTTGAAGCATCATGTAAATAAACATCAAGATAAAGAATCTTATAAATATGCGTGCAGCACTATTTTCATCAATTGAGTCCACCGACTCTGACGACGACTCAGATGATGAGTCCGCGGGTTCTTCCACCTCTTCTTCCGCGTCATCGTCATCGGCATCATCGGCATCATCGGCATCATCGGCATCATCGGCATCATCGGCATCATCGGCATCATCGGCATCATCGGCATCATTGCGCGTGCGTTTCGTCAACCCATTCATTATTTTTTCGTATGGTGAAAACATGACATATGTTCCATTTTTTTGACACCAATATCCAACATGTTCGTTGGTGTCAATGTCATATAACTGAGGAGTGCCTTTACCTTGAACGTCTTCATGTGTTCTCACATAAAATGGTCTTCCATTAATCTCCAATATGCTATTTTGAGAGCGATTTTTGTAAGTCTGAGCCATTTTTATCCAATAAGCTGATAAGCCTGGTTTCTAGGTTGTGTGTGTGTCTTTTGTTGTGTTATGATATCTGGTATCCATATTTTCAATTTTTAAAATAATACACAATTATACATTAAATAAAAATAATAAATATATTATCATAGTAATATATATTAAATCATATTATTCATCATTATAACAATGGTATTATTTTTTTTAATGGACTTGACATGTAGCTTGCTTTTAAAGGGGACGTTCAATCTTGGAAGTTGGCTTGTATACAAGTCATTTGATGGTATACACTATGTTTACAAGCGAGTGCACCCAGACAAAATTGATGGTAAATACATTCATACTCTAGATGAATTAAATTCGATTCCTTATGTAATTATAACAGAAGAAGAATATGATGCACTTAAAAATAATTGTAAACCGAAATGTGTAAAAAGAAATGTTTCTTCATTGACTAAAAAAATAGTTGCAAGTAACCAATCGTGGAAATGTGGAATCTGTAATGATGTCATGGATTATGCATATGAAGTAGACCACCACATTCCACTTTTCAAAGGCGGAAGTAATGAAGTAAGTAATTTAATCGCGTTGTGTAGAAATTGCCATGGTAAAAAAACAATTTTAGAAAATGCAGAATTATAAATAAAGAAAAAAAAGAAAAAAGAAAAAAGAAAAAAGAAAAGAATTCGATTTTTTTTCTTTTTTTTTCATTTACTTTTTTATAAATTGATTTTGGGTCAAAAAAAAATAAAAAAAAAATAAAAAAAAGAAAAAAAAAGAGATTTTATTTTTTTTCTTTCATTATATACATCAGTATTTATAAGATAAATGGTATACATTAAAGGTAGAATATGTAGAGGACCTTGTCCTTTACCGGTTTTTCAATATAACATTGATAATGCAAACACGAGTCTAGTGCCGAGATACGTAAGAAATACAATTATTATCAACACTTCCAGATTTCAAGGCGGTGGACGTTTTCAATTTGCAAATCAAACCTTGAATGCTTTCGGAAAATGGGCAGGGTGTCCTGGCGGTTCAGGGCCAGGTTACTCATCTACCAATCGATATATCCCTTACCAAAATTGCAGTGTAGGTCCAGCCGTATTAGGTCCTCAAACAACTTGTTTTTCAAGATGTTAACCATGTTTGGTATATTTAGGAAAAAAAATAAACAAGTAAACAACTGTAATTGAAATATTAAATTATAATTTTTTCTTTTGATATTGTATAAAATAATAAATAAAATGGGTCATAAAAAAGGTGCCGACGGCTTGTATCATATTTCCGGACATTCGTATTCTGTTGTTAGGGGGTCACGACCTCAAGTAATGCATGGAACCGCTTATAAAACTGTTGGTGGATTGACGAAAAGCAGTCTCATGTATAATAA